TCAGTAGTTTCTTATCAACAGTTCTTTAAAACTGCCTGAAGACATATTGTTGTTCCGAGAAAGTGAAACAATAGTGTAATCTTTATATAGCTCTCGAATAAATGTATCATCATTATAAGAAAGCAGAAATTTTCCTTGGATTTGCGAAAGCTGTGATGCAAGACGTTTATGATCATCTTCCGTAAATTCAATATCATAGTATTTTTCTGTTGTGTGATATGGTGGGTCAAGATAGAAAAAGGAACTCGGTCGGTCATAAACCTTAATCAAATCCTCAAAGTCTTTGTTCTCTATTAAAACGTTTTTTAAACGGTCTGAAATAACCGATAGATAATCTTTTGAACGGTAGAGTGGCTTTTTACTGCACCCGAAAGACCTGCCATCGGCACCAAAGGATAGACGCATTTTTATAAAATAACGTGCGGCTCTTTGTATATCGGTAAAGCCTCGGCAGTTCAACTGCTGAGATACATCATAAAAAATTTCCCTACTGTTATAAAAACCGTCTATTTCACGCTGAAGCTCGGAGCAATGATATTTAATGCACCGCATTAAATTAACGAGATTGCCGTCTGCATCGTTGTAAATCTCAAAATCCGCCTGCTTTTCTTTTGAAAAAAGTACCCAACCGCCACCGCCGAATACTTCAATATAACGATTGAATCGTTCACCGCTTGGGAACGAATCACATATTTTAGTGCGCAAAAGACGTTTTCCGCCTATGCGTGGAATCGGACTATTTATCATCATAAGCCTCCTATAAAAAAATAATGGTGGGGCACTTTCGCCCCACCGATGTAATGTTAAACTTTTTTAAGATCTTTAATATTAAATGCTGTATTTATTGCAAGCACTGTGCTATCCGGAGATTTGTTAAGTACTACACGTTTACCGTTTACGCTTGAAACATAAAAACGTTTGAAATAAACCCAGTCATCAACGCTTGAACCGTCATAGGTTTTGCTTCCGCTCTTTATTCGAACGATATCTCCGACATTTATACTCGAAGAATCAGAAGCTGTGTTGCTTTCGGAAACGGCTTTTTTCGATGAAAGCATAAGATCTTTGCAGAACATCCATCCGGTATCCTGTCCTGCTATTCCGATGCAGGCTTCTGTACCGTCTTTCGATAATCGCTGAATAACAAATTCAGTCGTATAAACAGCTGATATAGGTTTTACACCGTTTGAGAAAACCGCACCCGATTTAACCTTAACCTTATCTCCGGGTTTAAAACTCGATATTTTATTTTCGGCTTTATCTTCTTTATTTACGGTATTATTTGATGTAGTGTGTTCTTTGTACCATTTTGCTGTAATTGTAGGGTAGTCCACAAAGCAGATGTTGCTGTCGACTTTTCTGTCATCGACAATCTCCGTTCCCCACTGCCATATTTTCTGATTATAGTCAAATTTGCTCGGAATATCCGGACTTTCCGTCCAGTGTGCAAGCCATATATCTATGTCAGTCAAACGTTCTCTGTCATAGTAATTCTGCATCCATGAAGGGTTTGCGTATACACCCGAAGGCAGCCCGATTTCGGTCATTTTCTTGCAGAATTTCAGTGCCATATCGGTTCTTTCTTTGTTTGTGAGATTGTCGATCTGACGCTGTTCCTCCATGTCGAAAAAAACGGGATATTCAGGTTTTAATCCCTTTACAACCTTCACACAAGCGGCAAGTTCTTTGTCAAACGCTTCGTCCGAAGTTGCTTCGAAATACCAAAACAAACCGTAAGGTATTTTTCGATTAGTACATTCATTGAGATAACGCCGAAAATATGTATCTTCATCGGTGCGTATACCTGCACGAATTATTACAAATTTTGCACCGGATTTCTCAATTTTATCAAAATCGATATTTTCCTGAGCACGACTGATATCAAATCCTTTAATTCTCATCTGTGTTACCCTCCTTGTTATTACTGTCTGCAAGACCCTCGCCGATAGTATAGGCAAGTACTGCAGCTCCCGACATCAAACAACCCGATACGGTAGCCGCTGTTTCGTCCGATCCGCCAAAAGCAATTATCAAACCGGTTATAAAACCGGTTAATGATAACCACCATTTACGGCTTGTTAATTTGCGTTTCCAGTCAATTTTATTCATAGTTTTGTCCTTTCCGCCTATTCGGCTACCTTTTCCATGCCCTGCTGTGCAAGGATTTTTTGTGCTTCTTTGCTGTTGTCGGGCACTACAATTGCACCTTCGAGTGTTTCACCCTCAGTTTCTATGCCGCCCAATACAAAAGTGTCATCTTCAAATATCTGCATATAAGCTCCTTTCATCTGCTGTTTGTGTATCGTATCATAAATGATAACGCAGTTGTTCCTGTCATTGACATCGTAACAGATCCGTTGTCTAACGTTACGCTCTCTGATGAGCCGTTGCTGATAGTCAACATCACACGTTCTATACTCGCCGTAGGTGACAGTGCAAACACTTTACGATTACGCACAGGATTTAGTGCATTATCATAGTATGCTTCGATTTCGACTACGCTGAACCCCTCGCCGTATGTTGTGTATGCGAAAGTTTTCGGATTGTCTTCAGTGACGCTGCCATATACAACGACATCTGTATCACATTTCCATGCTGACCACGCCCCGTCATTGCACCATCTTGTATAAGTCCGTTTTCGTGCTACGGAAGTATAGCGTTGCATGGTATTAAAAGCCCCTGTGTTGATATTTCGGATATTGTCGACCGACAATTCAAACGGTTCATTGGCGGATATCGGACGGTTCTCAATATTCTGTGCAGATACTGATGCGCAAAAATACCGCTTACTTTTACTTTTATCTGATGATTCGTTCAATTTGATATCATCAAGGTTTACTGTCTGTCCGGTTATCTCTGTAGCTTTGAGATAATCCTTGCTGTCAAGCTCATAAGGTGTCACCGCTCCGATTTCTTCAGCCGTGTAAGTGGGCTTACTGTCGGCTTTCGCCCAGTCCGATATGTCACCGGTTTTCAGATATTCCGACAGGTCAATATCGTAAAGGTTGACATATAACAGCTCTGACCACGGAGTATTTCCGTCTCCTATTTTGATACCATGCTGACCGCTTTCAAAGTCGGTTATACACATATATCCTTTTGGGGGTACAAATGAAGAATGAAGAGTCCACTCAGCCGGTGAACGCATATCCTGAAGTAACTGGGCTTCAAGTATTTCCGCCTCCGATGAATTTGGCTCAGCTACAGACTGAATCTGCTTTATCGAAAAATAATCTCTGCCTACGCAATAATAAGCACTGATTTTTGACGACCATTTATATGCAGAATTGTCGCTGCTGTCGATATAGAGAACATCTGTGTCTCCCAGCTCGGGAAAATCCGCTGTTCCGTTCGCTTCAATCACTTTTGATACTGTTTGCGTTACATCTTTCTTTTCCAATGGAGATCGTGTTAATTGAACTGCCGAATTATATTCATCAACTGATGAAAAAGAAACATCCACCGTTTGAGAAGGTCTCCACATATACTCTTCTGGATAAACAGACAAATTGTTGTGAAAATTAATTCCAAGTATAACTCTGGCACGTCCGCATGGAAACTCAGTAGATGGCGGATAGATTTCACTCCACTTTAATGCTTTTGAAAAGTTACCGTGTCGTGCTCGTACACTTGTTTCGATTTTTTTTACTGTGTCTCCATCAACAGTCATGTATTCGGACATCAAATTTATCCAATATTCCGTGTACTCGGAATATTGTATGACTCTCGTTATATCTAAATAAAAGCTAAATTTTACAAACGACTGTGCATATATTTTATCTGATCCGTAAATTCCGTTAAAAACAGTAAAATCACCACAAATAGCCCCTAAACCATCATTATTATATGTTGCTTTGAAACCTTGAACAATAATATCTGTATCTCCACCATCTAAGCCATACGTTATTTTATCGTCTACGCTGTATCCGATTACGCTGTAGTCATACTTTAGATATTCTTTCGTTTTTTCAGAAATTATAACAGGATCATTTATAATGGTAGTACTATTATATTTTCCTGCTCCCGCATTAGATGTATGATCCCCTGCGGCACTGTACCTGTTTGATGACTGTTCGGTACTTTCGGCTGTAGATGTAATGTGTTCTGAAAAGCCGCTGTCTTTACTGAGTGAGTAAGTTATAGCTGTTATGGTAGCTTTTTTAGTTGCACCATTACTCTGTATGGATATTACATCATCCGGCAACAGCCACCCTCTGCCTCGTCTTGATATATCAGCGGCATAGTAATGATAGCCTCCGAGCTTATTCCAGACATATTCCATAATCTCTACTGTTGCAAGAGGATTAACTGCTTCAAGCACTCCCGGCAGAGTCTCGTCATAAGTAGTACCGTTTGCATCAATATAGAACGCTGTATCGGTGCCGATTGTAAAGCGTATGCCTTTTACAGTAAATCCGCTGTCCTGAGCGACTGATAAGCTTTCGCAAGCACCTTCTTCAATTGTTTCAACGCTGTTTGAAGGACGTGTAAATATCAGTTTATCGTTCGCATCAAATTGAGCATTACAACCGTTGCAGGCGGCAATAAAGCCGATTATTTCACGGTATGTGTAATATTTATTTGTCGGATTTGTTGCCTCGCTGTTATAAATCGGTTTCGTTTTTACTTTTGCAAAAGCTTCACAGGTTACGCTCAGGGAAAAGCCGTTAATTTTACTGATATATTTGAGCATTTCCTGATGAGTTGCAGGAAAAGATAAAGATTCGATCTTCCCGTCAGCACTGCCGTTAAAGCTACACGGCTTATCAAGATAATAAAATCGATCATATGCTTCTATTGTCACATATCCCTTTTCTTGAGTTAAATCTGTAATAAAAAATGTTCCGATTTGTGCCAATGCGGTAAATCCGATAAATACAGTCACTTTATAATCATCCATGGTCGGTAACATCGTTGCACGGATTGTTGCAGTCAGTCGTGCTGCCGCTGTTCCACCTACACTAAGACCGCCATCAGACGTGGAACGGGAAATATCTAAAGATACTATATCTTCTATTCCGTAATCTACAGATCCGATTGAAATTTTTGCATTGATATTTCTTACAGGCTTGGTAGCGTTGGTCTTATAATTTGATGATACCGAAATCATATTTCTTCCACCTCCACTGACACATCTTTATAACAATCTCCGAGCTTTACATCGGTAAAAGCATACGGCGCAGATATATCACCTTTTGCATGAACGGTATAAGAATCACCGTTTACCTCAAGCGTGAAACTACTGCTTTTTAATATAGCGAAAACAGACGTCCATTTTGCCGCAGGAATTATGCCAAAAACGACAGAACCGGAGATTTTAAAATCTCCGAATCTGTCCGTATAAGCCGTTCCATTCAGACTATACGAAGTGCTTTCACCACGGCAAGAATGACGGAGATCGCATTCGGTAATGTATTCCGATAAGTCTATATTGTTAATTTTCACCGTCATATCTGTACCTCCTATAATGGTGATTTACCGGTTTGCTTTTGAATTTTCTTTATCCCCTTGACGGTAGCTTTTGCAAGTGTGTAATCATTTGTTTTCAGCGTGACATCAAGCGTATACTGCATCTTTTCCTGTGCAGTTTTCAACTTTTTAAGTTCTGATACCACATCGTTAAGCGTAGCATCTGCTTTTTCTGCCGAAGCCGATACCCTTGATGCCGACGATAAGCCGCTTATAAGCTTACCCGATTTGCTGTTACCGACTTTGCTTGCACCTATGCCTGCGGCGAGCTTTGCGTTTGTGGTATCAACATTATCCCAAACTGTCGGTATGTAAGACGTAATATTGATATTTTGCATACCGCTGCTTGAACTGCTCGAACTAGTTTTCTTTGATGATGAGCTTAAAGAGCTTTTAGACTTTGTGCTTGAAGAACTTTTTTTCTTAGTGCTTGACGAGCTTGACGTTTTCTTTTCTTCTTTTGCTTCAGGTACATAAGCATAGTCAGATGCGCTGTAGGTTGATGGCGTATAAGAATATGTAGGTGCTTTATACGATGTTTTTCCCGCACTGCTATATGAATAATTTGTTCCGGCACCGGTATATCCTAAAGCTGCTTTTCCTTTACGCTCCTCTTCTTCGGCAATGTTTTGGCTATAAACGGAAGAATGGTCTTCATCGTCTGAATAACCCTGAGAATAAAGTCCGTTATTATTTCTGACGTTGTTATACCACTCTTTAACCTTATCCTCATTGACAAAATCCTTTAATTGTGAATTGAAATATTCTTTCTTTTCCGCTGTATCAAGGAATTTGTTTTTGGCATTTGATAATGCCTCATCGGCTGATTTACCGCTTCGCAGTTCCTGCACTATGAATTTATTCATATCACCATGCAAATCGGTATATTTCGTGCTCAGCTCATTCGCTCTGATTTCTTCCTGATGCGTTGCAGCATACATTTCTTCACCGATTTTTTGGCAAGCCTCCTTGACTTCATTGTACCAATTTGTGAGATTAGTACCGAAAATGGAGTCAATTGTACCGAGAACACCGTCAAACAGATTAACAAGACCATTTCCGAAAGATTCAAAGCCGCCCATAATATCACCGGATAAGAAATTTGTAACGCCGGAAAAAACATCTGCAAGTGAATTAACAAGCCCCGCAACAATATCAAGAGCCGGACCGAGTATCTGTAACAGCACATCCGCAAGCGATGATATTACAGGCATAATCGGCGATAATGCCCCATCAATAAGACCGATAACAGCTGATAACAATTTTCCTACGGCGGAAATAACGGCACCGAGCGGTTCGGCAAGCTCAGCCACCAGTTCCAGAATCGGAGTAAGCAGTTCGATCACAACATCAAGTATCGGCAGTAATGCTTCGATCACTTCAATAAGCGGCGGAAGCAAGGTGTCTACAATCTTGATTATCGGCGGTAACAGCTTATCAAAAAGCTTAATCAATGTCGGAACAAGCTTCTGAATAATGCGTGTAACGCTTTCGAGAATGGGCTTAAGCAATTCCATAAACTGCGGCAGTATTCCGGTAATCAGCTCAATGAGCGGCGGAATAAGCTCGGAAACGCTGTCAAGTATCGGCTTAACCTGCTCAATTATCTGTGGCAGAAGCTCCGAAATAATCGGTTCGATAAGCTCAATAATATCCTTAAGTACGGGAATAATCTGTTCGCCGAGCGGAATCAGAAGCAGTTCGATTGTACGGGAAAGTCCGTTGAACATATCGGATAAGCTGTTGTATTTAACGCTTTCCATTTCGCCCAGTTTGTCCCGGGCTTTATCGATGCTATCGCCAATTTGAGCCATAGCAAGAACTGCGTCTTCACCGAGATCCTCCCACTTTGTGCCGTAAAGCGCAACACCGGCGGCATTGCGGTCTATATCACTTTCGCAGGCGGCGAGCTTTTCGTTAACCAGTTCGAATGCCTGATAAGCACGGTCACCGCCTGCGGCAAATTCTTCACCGAGCTTTGTTGCGTCAAGCCCGAGCAGAGCCATTCCGTCGGCGGTAGTCTGACTGCCATCCTTTGCTCTGATAGAAAACTCTTTAAAAGCATCATTCAGAAAATCAACCTGAAACGCACCGTTTTTTGCGCCTTCTGCCATCATAGACATGGCTTCTTCGGCAGTAAAGCCCATATCAGCATAGTAAGTGCTGTACTCGGCAAGCTGATCGGCTATGTCACCGTTCTGATTTAAGCCCTTTTCTGCACCCTGAGCAAGGAGATTATACGCTTCCTCGGCTGTAATACCAAACTGCTTCATTAGAGCATTTGCTCCACGGATACCCTCAGAAACGTCTATATCATATGTATCTGATAAAAGATATGCGCTTTCAATAATCTTTTGAAGCTCATCGTCTGTGACGTCTTTCATCTGCTGCTTGATTAGAGCAAGCGTGTTGGATATATCATCAAAGCTTTCGCCATAATTATCGCCGTAAACTTTCTTGATGATGTCACCGTATTTTTCTGCTTCTTCTGCAGTAAGCCCGAGCGATGCAGTCAGCTGATTATTTGCTTTATCAAGATCGTTTGCTGCGGATATAGCTTTTCCTGTTGCCGCTACAGCTACCGTGCCTGCTGCAGCAAGTCCGGCACCAACAGCAACGCCGATGCCTTTTCCGACGCCTTTAAGACCTGTGCCGATTTTTGAGCCTATGCCGGAAGTTTTCTTTTCGACTTCTGAAGAAAGCGTATCGGTACTGTTGATAATTTCTTGCGTATCCTTTTTATAGTTATCAACTACTTTGTCGCCTTCTTTTTTTGCAGTCTGCGTTACAGCTTCCTTGTTTTTCTTTTCGGTCTGCACTACTTTGTCAGACTGCTTCTTTGCTGTGTCTGTTATATTCTTCTGCGTCTTGGAATTGTCGTTCTCTATTTCATCGTTTGCTTTTTTCACAGCCTGCGAAATGTTTTCCTGCGCCTTTTCAACGACTTCTTCCTGTTTTTTTGCACCTTTTTGAGCCGCTTCGGAAACCTTTTTTCCGGCTTCCGCCATATCAGCGTCTATTTTACTTAAGTCCGCACGGACTTCAAATTCTACTCTTCCGTCGCTTTCCGGCATAAACTCACCTCTCTTCTGCCTGTTTTTCGAGAATACCCCATAACCGTTCCCAACCGTCCTGAGCCGATTGTTTGTTTACGGGATTTTTAATCGCATACTGTGCTTTGAGTTTTAACAGTGCCGATATCTGTTCCTGATTTTTACCGTTAGGTACAGGGACAGGGCGTGTGCGTATGTCGATAATATCACACATCCGTGTATCGGACGGCAAAGCTCCAAGAAGGGAAACAAATTCCCACCACTGTAGCTTTCCTTGTTCTGTTAATAAGTCGATACCGTAGGCTTGCCTAAATGCGGCATAAATATAAGGTGCATCCTGATCGAAGCTTATCGTTTCTGCTTCCGTGTCAGAGGCATTTTTATCAAAATTGATAAGTTTATCGAAAATTTCATTAACCACATCGACTCTTGCCGAAAGGTTTTTGACTTTCGGAGCAATTACAAACCAATCGAAGATAACATCAAATGAATCGATGCCTTCCAGCTCATCACTGCTCAGTAGTTCAAATGCCGATAAAACACGGTCAAAACTCAAATTTAATGTATAACAAATGCCCCCGACTTCTATACTGCGGGGGCAAGGCTGCGACAATGAATAAGTACTCATTAGCGGTACTTATGTAACGCTCTGATCTGAGCCTTACGATTACGAAGCGTTTCATTTATTTTCGGTACAATAACAGCATTGATAAACGGCACTACCTGTATACCCATTTCAATGTAATTGTCCTCGAAAAATTCAAGCAACTTTTTTGTACCGTCTTCGCCGAATATCAGCTCAAAAATTGCAATTACCGCATTTCCATACGCCTCATAAGCGCATTCAAGATCTGTTTCAACACCGTTTTTTCTTATTTCTTTAAGACGTCTTTCCGCATCAATTACTTCCGTCTGTTTCTTTCGGAAAGCTGTGCAGACGGCATCTGCATCTATGTCTATATCAATGCTGTCGATGACGTTTCCGTTTTTATCAGACAACTCAAGAGTTTCCGTGATTTTCTGTGTTCGTGTGATTTTGTATGCCATATTAATCCTCCTGACAAAAATTCAGCAGTGTGCCGTTTGGCACACTGACTGTTTTTTGATGTAATATCAGACACCCGAAACGGTGGCTGTTGTTATTGCGGGTTTGCCGTTAAAAGCGATCGTGCAGCTTATAGTGTTGGGAGCTGTAGACTCGCCACCGCCTATGCCGGCAGCTGTAACCGTGACAGGGCAGGTAAGAACCTTGCCGTTACGGGTTATCTTGATGTCAGTTACTCTGTTTGAACCGATTTCATACTGAATCTCGTCAAGAAAAGTACAAACAGGATCATCTTTAATGAAGTCGCCCGCAAGCACTACTGTAGGAGCTGCACCAACAACCGCAGAGCTTGCAAATCCGCCGTCCGCAAGATAGGTTGCACTGTATACGACCTCGTTTATTGCAGTTGTTACCGACTTGAATGCCTTGCGCATATCCGAATATGTAGCCGATTCTCCTGTAGGAGTAGTATTGATCTCTACCTTTATTTCACTATTCAGCTCGGCTTTGCCGACAGTAGGTATTACCTGTTCATTTGCCATATTAGTACCTCCTAAAATGCTATCCTGACATCAACAATCATGGAATATATCCAGAAATCCCCGACTTTTCCGACAGGTGCCGCATCAGTAGATACGGTTGCGCTCATCAGCTGAACGCTGTCATCTTGTGGCAGTTCGGTTGCTTTCGAGATAAGATTGCCGATATTAAATAGCTGTTCCATAGCTACACCCTGTATCTTGTTCTTGGATAAAATAAGTAGCGGCAAGGTTCTGTCCTGCCGCTGTCTGTCAAGTGTAGTACCGTTATCCTTTGCCGCTTGCGCTTCGGCGGAAAGTCCTCCGCCGACCGGCAAGCCTGCTGTTTCGATTGTATATCCGAGCTTATCTTCTATAAAATTGAGAATAAGCTCGATTGCTTTTTTCTGAGGTGACATTATTTATCACTTCCTGTTAAAAGTTTCTGCAGTTGTCTTCGCCACTGTTCCCCTTTAACCGATTCCGCTTTATGCGCCCACATTTTGCAGGCTTTTGGGTTTTCATCATGTGAATATGATATAGGGTTACCTTTTTTAGATACGCCATAGTACAATGTTCTTGCATAAGGTGTTTCCCAACGAAGAACCATAGCAATACTATCGTTTCTTATTTCAACTTCACTGCCTTTAGCACGGGCAAGTGCTTGTAACTGTTCTGAAGTCACTTTTTTTCCGAGCGGTGGTACCCAATCGGCAGAGATTCCTGTATGGATTATACTGCTATTTATGAGAACGCTCTGATCTTGAGGAGCGTAATCGTTGCAATCCTTAAGGAAATTTGACATAAGAAGTTTCATAGCATCATGTGTTTTTTCCGTCATTCTCGCCTTGACTGCCGCACTGTTAATGTTAATCTTCACATTCATAACGATAACCCTATCTCATAGTGATGCGGAGCGTTTGTGTCATACCGCTTTATGCTTGCAATTCTGTATTCCGTTTTTTCAAAAATCACTTTTGCGCCCGGCACAAATCTGAAATTCGGTGGTTTGGAATTACGGCAGTCGTAATACATGACTGCGTCAACCTTTACCTGATTGTTCTGCTTATCGCTGGTATAACTCTCTGTTGGTTCTATACGGACATAGTTCAATGTTTCCGTAGACGTTTCGGAGATTTCGCCCCATCTGTCGGTCTTTTCGGCAACAACAGCGGCAGTGTGAATCAAAAGACTGCGTGGTATAGGTTTCATCATAACGCATCAAGACCTTTATACATGAGCCCGGTCGATAAAAGCAAGCCGTATGACACATTGCACATCGGCAGTTTTCCATCCGATACGCTACTGTTGCCGCCTGCCGAATAGCTGAAACTGCCGAGTGAAATATTGCTGAAGCTGCCGTCATGCACGAATGAAAGACCGCCGTTTGCTGATATATAATCAACCTGCCAACAGATAGCATCTTTAACAGCCGTCTGAACCTTTTTATCCAGACTGTCGAACTGAGCTATTCTGCCGCAGGTTTCGTTATATATAATAATGTATGCAACCTCAAGGAGCTTAGACATCTCCTTTTCGTCACCGTCAAACTCGCCGCAGAAAACGTCTTTGTAGTAGTCAGGTGTAACTATCTGCTGCATCGGATACCTCCGCCGGCTTCTTTGACTGCTTAGACTGCTTTTTGTTTGCCGAAGTTGTTTTCTGCTCCTGCCGAACTGTGTTATCCGCCAGATCTTCGGCTGTAAATCCTACTCTTGTCATAGAAACCTCCTTATGTCAGTGCCGTTGTATCACGGTTGAGGTAGATACCCTTTACCTTGTTTTCATAGGTTTCAGTAATTCCGTATGCTCTGTAGAAGAACAAATAACCGTCATTTGTCTGATTTTCCTCAGGAGTGATTACCTTATTGACCGTATGCTTGCCAAACTGAATAACGGCATCACGGTTGATTATCATAAAGTTGATCTTATAACCTCCAGTTGAACCATTATAGCCTCCTGCTAACTCATTGCTTGATGTGCCGTCCTTCAGATCGATGGCGGTATAAAATCTTGTCTGAGGTACAGTGATAATTTTTTCGAAGCGATCGAGAATAGCCTTACTCTTTGTGGTATCGACGTTTTTGGCAAGTGTCAGAAGAGTAGGAGTGATAAACAGTATCTTGCCGTCAGCGTTTACCTCTGCCTCATCCTGAGCATTGACGGCAGTCTGAAGAGCCGTCAGAACAGAAGTACCGGCTGTAGGAGTAGCTTCTGCAGCGGACAGAATACCTGTAACACTTGCATATCTTGCAAAGCGGAAAGCGTCCATTTCAGAGACTGCCTTCGTTCTGATGAACTCACTTGCGAGCTTGCCGAACGCAATACCTGCGGTTTCTTCGTTATCCATTGCGTCAACGGAGAACTTACGACCTCTGTCATAGTTGCAGGACTTTGTTTCATAAGTGATTGTAACATCACCCTGAACATAGCCATTTGAACGTGAGTAATCCGCAAGACCGTCCATGCTTATCTTAGGAATGAGGAACTCTCCCGCCGTTGCACCCATTCTTACGGTATCTGCATCGGCATCAAGAATAGATGTGGCGGAAGCCTGCTGATAAACTGTATCGAGCTTGTCGATATATTTCTTAAACTTTGCGATTGAATTAGCCATAGTGATTTTCCTTTCTGGGCTTACTTAATGCCCATTATCTTGTTGATTCTTGCTTCATCGGCTGTCTTCTGTTCATCGTTTACTGTCGCAACAGCTGATGTAACTATTGCCTTGGGAGGCTTTTCTCCCTTGAAGCTGGGATATTTTTCGATTACACTGTCAATAGCCTTATCAAGCGTAACATCACCGCCGACCTTTGACTTTGCGAGCGCAAGCACATCCTCAATACAATCTGCAGCAACGCCGACAGAAAGTGCGTGAACCTTGCCCTTAAGCTCGGCTATCTCCTGCTTGCTGTTTTCCTCCTGAAAGTTGTCGCTTTCACGGGGGGATTCTGCGCCGCTTGATTTTCCGCCGTCAGCCTTTTCTGCTTCTGAATTTCCGGAAGGTTCGGCTTTCTGCTTAGCCTGCGGTTCGGACTGCGTAACAGCTTCCGTGGCAGTGCCGTCCTGTGCGTCGCTCTGAGCTGTGGCAGCTGCCTGTTCCGCCTGAGCTGTGCTTTCGGCATTCTCAGTCGCCGATGTTGTGATTTTTTCATCCATAATGATTTTCCTTTCTGTAAAATGGGTAATATAAAAACAGCACCGTGAAAGTGCTGTTTTAAACGTAAATGCGAGTTTTTTTGTACATCAAATTATAATTTCATAAATAACATCAGCGTGATATACACCCTGTTTATCTCGAATAGCATCTTTAAGTATATGCTTTTTCCCGCTGTACTTCTGACAAAATCTATCATAATGCCGCTCTACCGGGTTTCCTTCGATCATTCTCCACTCCAAACGATGAACACGATATGAATTAATCAGTTTTTCCAATTCTCTGAAAACACTTATTCCGATTATTGGATTTCCCTTATCAAAAGAAAAAAGACTGAAACAGTTTGCATTAGAAGAATACATATCAAGGACATAGGAAAAATAACCAATTAGCTTTTTGTCATCTACAATAGCATATTGATATACGCCTTCTCCCTCATCGGATATTTCCGGAGTGCTGAATCCGTTTGATCCTGTATACAAAAACATCTCGTCATCATAAGCGTGATATAATATCTGCTTTTTGATTTCATCTTTGTATAAAATTGCCGGTACTAATGCCATACTTTATCTCCTTTTTATCATAAGAAAAACACCCTCGAAAGGGTGCTTAAACGTTGTATTTATCTCTTATGGTTTTAATTCGTTTGCGAAAAGCTATGGTTAAATCCATAAGTTCTTTTGCTGATCTGTCATCTCGTCCGTGAAAACCTTTATACTTAGATTCAATATTGGCGTATTGTGACTGATATTCTTTTTTTAGCTTTTCTAATTCTTCATAACAACCGTCAGGGTAGTTTTGAGCGTTTATATGCAATTCCGAGTTTTTCACAGGCTCTTTTAATTCTTTCATGTTGTTCATCTCCTAACGGTATGAGTTCTGGATTATGAAATAGAATATCGTCAACTTCAAGTCTTGCTTCTTCATAAAGTTGTTCAGCTAAATCAGCAGGTGTCTTATTTTTAATAATCATCGTGTAAAGATATTTCTCGTCACAAGCATACGAAATGTATGAACCGTCTCGAATGCTTTCGACAAGGTCTTCCTTACTAAAGGAATACTGACTTTGTCCCTTAACGTGATTATGGATATTGATACTGCCATCCATTTCATCACCAAGAAGCCTGGTATTGACAGTATATTCATCACCGTAAACAGTATACATTTTTCCTCTTTTGTTTATTACACGACATTTTTCAATAGGACTTTCCGATTCTTCCGTGATAAATTTCTTTAATTCAGAAGAAACAGCTTTTCCATCATTGATATCAACTTCTCCGTAATATTTATAATAATGTTTAGATTTGTTAACGGATTTTTCTTTACCACTTGACCTTATTATATCATCAACGGCAGAATTGTCAATATCGATAAGTTTTATTTGATCCTGCTCAGCCTTAACCGCCGCCTTATAGCTTGCTGTTGTCTTAGCCGCTTGACTGCGTCCATATCCCGGAGTAGCGGTGCGGTCGGGCTTGTATGTAAGCCCGTTTTTCTCACAGTAGCTTTTAAGCTGCTGTTCCTGCTGCTTCAGCTTATATGCTGCCTTGTCAAAGCCTTCTTTGTCGCAGAGAGTGTCAAGAGAGGTACATTCACGCTTTGAAGCTCTGACCTTACGTTCAAGAGCACGTTGGTTGCAGATTTTTTCGTACTGCTTAGCATTTTCCTTTTCGTCATACGGGAAGTAGGTCTGAACGCTGATACCGGGCAGAAACGGATAGATCTGATGACCGCAATTTATACCAAGAAGCCCTGCAGGCTTGCCGTATGAGCTTGACCTCCAAGAATAGAATTTTATCCGTTTGCCGTCAAGGTCAGTGGTATAGCCTCCACCACCATTGCGATTGAATATTTTACCCTGATCTTTAGCACACAGCGGTCTTGCGCCGCTGTGGCTGCTGACTTCGACCAGATCAAGCCCGTATTCGTCCATAAGGGAAAACTGAGTTTCTTTGGCAACGCTTCCTACAGTGGAGCGTATACACATATTAGTGTATGCTTCCGGCGACCAGTTCCGACCGTTTTTATCGACAAAAGCCGGGATACCTTTCTGCGTCATCTCGCCGATACATTCCCGCATGGCACTCTGACGTGCTTCAATTCCGGTAACGACCTTTCCTGTAGCCTTATTCAGACTGTCTATGTATTCCTGCTTGTTAGCAAGCTCGGCAGTACGGTTGATCACCTGCATAGCGGCATTCTTCGCCTTATACTTCATCGTTGTATTTGTAAGGTTCAGGTCTTTTTTTGCCTGTTTTTGAAGCATTTTAAGGCTGTTTAACATATTGCCGGACATTGATGGCGTGGCTCGTCTATCAATAAGCCCCTCCTGCACCATACGTTTTAATCCCGGCGCAAGCTCCTGAATAGCGGAATTTGCCGCTCTCTGAAGCGTAAGCTCCAGAAGCTCGGGCGTTTTTCCTGCATATTCAGCTATCGTTTTTGCGTTCTGCTTTGTCAGCTTGCCAAGCTCGGCGAGCTTCTTCATTTTCCACTTTGCCGTGTCTTCTTCGATTTTTCCTGCAGCAAGATAGGCGGCTATGTTTGCAATAAGATCGGTTTCCAGTCCGACGATAAGGTCGGCTATTCCTTGCGACAACTGCAGTGAAGTCAGCTTATTCATAGCTGTCACCGTCCAGTATGCCGCCGTCTATGTCATTTTCCTTTGCAATACGCTGTAGTTCTTCCTTTGCCGCTTTTTCATCAATGTTCTGTGCGTCCATAATAGCACGGAGCTTAGATTTAAGACCCGACTGCACAAGATTTATGTTGTTTTCAATGCGGGTGTTATCGTCTCCGATAATGTTGTCCTGCCAGTTTACGCTTACGGTGTATTCCTTGCTGCTGCCGTTCGCCGCCTGGGTGAGATTGATTATAACATCTGCGAGGTTTTCTATCACTTCGGTAATTATATTTTTGTTGTTCTGCACCGTGCGCAGAGTGTCCTTTTCATCGGCGGCGACCTCTGTCGCTGTTTTTACTCCGGACGAGCTGTCGAACGACAGCGTTCCGGGAGAAAAGCCGAGTTGCATACCTAGTATATCAAGCAGCCGTTTCAGTGCATCGGTATGCTCTGTCACACGCAGATTCTGCGTATTGTCGATTATATTAAGCTTCTCGGCTTCTTCACATCTTAGTGCCTGGAATGCTTCATCGTTTATGTCAAAGTATCGAACCTCATTGCCGTTATCGTCAAAAAGTGTTTTAATGAGCTCTGACGGTACGATAATACGCTTTTTTCCGAGCATAAATTCTCGCTCCAAGCTATCAAATACAATATCTACCTCTTTGAGAGTATCTATTGCGTTTGCAAAAACCGACAGACCCAGCGGCAAATCAAATACCATGTTGTTGCCGACAGCAGGCTTAAAATACACAAAAATAGGTTTTTTAATGCCTTTAAAAATCACATTTTCGGAGAGCTGTGGGAACAGCTCTGACACAGGGACAACCGTGCCGAGATTTGATTTGCTGTCCGATTTATACAAAACATTTCTGATACTTACGCCCTCATCGGTCAGCGTGTGATATTCAAACAGTTTGTAACAGCATCCATTTTGCACATATTCGTTGCAAAATACTCCCTCAGTTATCTGTCGACTGTTCCACTTCGTCGGGAAAAATCTGTCCGCATTGATATAATTGATGCAGATTTCGCCGTTTTCAATGTACCCCTTAAGGACTCCGCCACCGAGAGCGTATGAGCGGGAAAGGAACTCGGGGAAACGCTCCCAAAAGCAGTTAGCCTCCAGCGTGTCCATAACGACATCGTTATATTCCTTATCACTTACAGCTATATCGCATTGCTCGGAAAATGTCATCGTGGCGAGCTTGTCGCATATTACCTTAGCCATATTAGTCAGGGAGCGGGCACGTTTCTTTTTTTTGATGCCGGTATTTACGACATCCTTCCATGGCGGATTGTTTTGGTATATCCGTTTCGCAGGCTCGATGTGCTTTGAGTAATAGTCTGATATATCTACTATCGGCACGTCCGGGAATGCCTGCTTAATATATGTGTACATCGACATTTACTTTCTCCTTTCTGCATCGAAGACATTGCTCATATAGGCTTCGGTGCTGTATTCCTGTGCATCTAGACTGTCTATGTTTATACTGCCGTCGTCAAGACGGATTTCAGTAGCGGCATTAGGCTTCCATATTGCCGTCTGAAACGCTTCGATTGTATGCTTGCAGTGCGACATGATTTTATATCTGTCAGCCGCAATCAGACGATTATAGAACAATATACGATTGTTGATAGAGCCCTTCCGTGCATTATGAATGTTGACTTTCAACTTTCTTCTCTGAGCGGCAAGGCGCACACCTTTGATCAGTATTTGTTCTGCTGAATCGAGATAAACCTCTGTACATTTCCACCTGCGGCATACACCTTCGATAAAAGTGCAGAAGTCGTTTTCAAGCTCATACGGTGATATTGTTTCTTTACGATAGTATTCGTCAAGCGTTACGATCGACTGAAAGCCTTTAGTGAGTCCGGTAGCGTTAAGGGTATGGGCTGATCCGTTTCCGCCAAAGTCACCGCCTATAGTTACGAACATAAGATTGTCAGGAGGCGTATCAATGATGTATCTTGACGGCTTGTCTGCAAACAGCGGATAAATAACACCTTCTGCCGCTACCCAGTTGCCACAAATGAAGCGTTCAAAATAAACACCCGTGTATTCCTTTTTTATCTCCCTGACGTATTCTTCGGGAAGCGTTGTGTTATCATCGATCAGAAATCGTAATACAAGCATATCGACTTTCGGATTGTCGATGTATTCCTTTTTAAGCCAGTGCGTCGGAACATCCGGGTTTGTTGTAGCAATCAGCTTTGCGCCCTTGACTGACAATCGGGAGAGAAGCATCGAAAAAAAGTCATTAGGGAATAGCGTCAGCTCATCGCAGTACGCTCCGCCAAGTGTCATGCCTCGTATCTTATTCTCCGACTTTGCGTCATTCGCTCCCTCAAGAAGAATTTTTCTTCCGAATAGTTTGCCCTCTTTGGTAGATAGCGAATACTTGAAGTTGTCTTCTCCGACAAGCTCCTGCAGTAGCATCAAACAGTTACGTTTTAATGTTTGCAACGTTTTTGCCGACATCAGATAGGCGTAATCGGTAGGGCGGTCTGCTATCCAGAATGCCCAAAGAATAAGCGATATCCATGTCTTGCCGCTACGGACAGAGCCTTCAAGCAGATTAAGTCGGTGTAGTTTGTTGTGCTTTAGCAAACTCATCAGCTCCTGCTGTTTAGCTGTAAATATCAATTCATTTGACATTCTTCATAGCCTCCAGTATAGCGTCAAGCTTGCCTGCGCCGTCTTCCGATATAGCAACCGGAGCTTTGCTGTAAGTATCGCCGGCTTTGTTCGTCAGAAAGAACTCTACCGCCGATTGATTCGGAGGAATATCACGAGTAATTATTTCAACAGTTTTTCTTCCGCCGACAATACGCTCTCTGCGTTCCGTAACGGTATAACCGGTAGCGGCACGGATCAGTGCCTGTTCAACATCTGCCCGAACAAGCTCAGGGTTGTCGGCTATCAGTTGTCTGACTCCTTCAGAGCGCTCGATAATCTGTTGTATTGCCTTTTGCCGCTTGCTTTCGGATGTATTCAGATAGCATTCGACCAGACTTTGAACGGCATTCACTCGCTGTTCGGTATCAGCTTTTTTGTATTTGTCGAGATCGGTTGCAAGGCTGTTTATAGCCCTTTTGCGATTGCTTTTTCTCACAGTTTGCTCACTCCTTTCGGGCAAAAAGAAAAAGAGCCTTATAAGAGCCCTTATTCTGCGTTTGATTATGTTGACGTGAAATTATCCCACTTTGATTTTTGAAACGTTTTAAACGGCAATTAAAACGCTTTTATCGGCAAATATCCCGTTGGGATTATATCGGGATATGCTTCGCCATTCCGATTTTAAAAAAAATCAGATTACTTTGCGTATGTATACAGCCGTTCCGGTGGGGAGCGCATCGACCAACACCTTAGTTACTACACTTGTTTATATCGACCGCACAGGTTATCCTGTGCGACTCACCGTAAAGAGTGATCTCTATAACGGCTTTATGCTGTCTTCGGGAAAATTTCACGATTTTGTGCTCATAGCGTTTGAGATAGCCGCTGTCTATCTTTAGTACGCCGTTTTCTATGTGTCCTTTGCTGACCTTGAGTATATCGGGATTGCGACATAACCCGATGATATATTCTTCTTCGGTACAGGACAGGCACGTTGTTTTACTGACAAAATTGCCGACACCGTGTATCTTGCGAATGGTATAATAATCATCGGCTGTCAGGCGGTCGGTCTGAAAGAATATGTAACCGTCAAAAAGCGGTTTGATTTCTTCGTGCCATACACCCTTTTTGCGATACTTGTACAACTCTCTCGGCACATACGCTGTATAACCGAGTTCACGCATCGAGTACATAACAGTCGTTTCTGATCCTGATTGTACATATATTACATATATCATTCGCCGTCACCCTCTTTCTGCTTACTTCTGATATATGCGGCAAGCTGTGAGTACAGCTGAGGATTATCCTTAGCCATGGCGGCGAAGATGTCTTCCTTGAAAACATCATACGCCGCATCCATTGATGAGCGGTTCTTAGCGTCTGTGTCCCGTTTATATGTTGCCGCTTTTATCAGCGACGGCACTGCAGCGATCAGCTTTTCGGGCGGAACATCTTTCAGACTGTCATCGCTTAAATTCTGGATTGCTTCCATTACTTTATGGTTTGTTAATCGGGCAAGAGCCTCGGAAACATCAAGATCCGGATATTTGGCAAGCTCCTCGTTTATAAGGCGGAAGTTATTGCTAATGAGCATTACCTGCTCCAAAGAAGCATTCAGAGCCTGTGCATAACGTGCTACCGAAGATTTCGACACCTCATAACCGTTTTCACGGATGAAGTCTACAATGTCACTGTAGCGATATTCTGACGGGTTATTTATCATCATATCAACGGTTTCCCTGATGTCGCACGGCAGCTTGTCGACTTTACCTCTTTTACGATTACGTTTTTTCATAGTATCGCCTCCTTACAGCTCTATGCAAGGATCTTCGATAGCACCGTTAACAAGCTGAATGCCCTTAGCGGTCAGCTTACCTGCAAGCTGTGTATAATCGTCGCCGATGCACTCTACAGCCTGTTCGGAACGTATCTTCACGAGCCGTATATATCCACCTTCAAGCAGATAATTAAGACTGTCAAGTGCTTCATTCTCAGCGATCTGAGGCTCAAGAGCGGCAGTTACATCTACGAGATTGACATAATCGGTACGGAGCAGATTGATTGCTCTGATCACAGCCCCATTGTTTTTTATAAACTTGTTTTTCCTGAGCTGATCTTTTATATTCATCAATTGCCCCTCCTGTCCTTATCGGCAAGATTATCTATCTTTGTTTCCAGACGTGTCATAACACGGATAAACTCGGAATTTTTGACTGACGTATCCTTAAGTTCATCAATTGCACTGTCAATCTTGTCTATAGTGTGCTTGATTTCTTCAACTTCTGCCTTTGTGGCATATCTGTCGTTCAGACTTTTGATATCACTCTTACATTCCTTTATCATATCAATATGGCTTTCGAGTTCAGATCTGGTAACGCATTTGTCCTGTCTGTCTATTGTCCGTTTGACGAAATACGATATAATGCCGATTGCAGCTGTGATTATTATGTTAATAGCTGTTGATAATATTGCTCCGATTTCCATTATATAAAATCCTTTCAAATGGCTTTATAATGCGTAATTTTTATGTACTATATTTAATGTAGTTTAATTGTAACATTTGCAAGCAAAAAAATAAAGCCCTATAGCAGTAACTGCACAAATTACTGCTATAGGGCTTTGATATCCAATTATTATATCATATTACGATTGAAAAGGACATTGGCAATATTGACAAAATCGGTTCAACAAATTCAGATGATATATCATTGACTTTTTTAACAAAGTAGATATAATGTAAATTGGCATTAAGTCAAGTTATGTCTCTTCGTCATGCTTCCACGCTGACTTCTCTATTTGTAAGAGCGGCATCTTTGCGATAGGAGAACACGATGAATAGGAAGTATGATGTGTCACAATTCCTTGAACGACTCTGCTTGCTGCTTATACTGATTATAATTATCAAGTATGCAGGATAGGGAGTCGAAAGGAAACAATCGCCGGGCTATTTCAGCCCGGCGATTATCTTTTCCTGTTCCTTTTTTGACAGTTCGAGTGCAGACATAACCTCCTCGGAATAGTCGTTTTCCTCGGCTATATTCCTTGCAACAGCATAGCTTATAAGCGTTGACGGCTTTGCAACGGCAATGCGTTCACCGCCGAAGTAGCCGACAAGCTTGCGGTATGCTTCGATACCGATTACCTCAGCTATTTCCGCCTGCGTTCCTGTCAGATGCTTTATCTGCAGATAATCAAGTTTTGATTTTGCCATCGGTACGCTCCTTTCTGCGCTTTTCCGCCCGAACATATCGTTTGATCGTGTCAATAAGCTCCGCACCCTGACGTTCTGAAAAGCCTTTGAAAATGTCATATTTCGGATTGACGGTAATACCAAGCTCTTTTTTAATAATGCCGCATAGCCGTTCTTTGACGGTGACCGCTGACGGGGACAGCTTTGCAAACTCATACATAAGCCCGAAAATCTTGCTTATCTGAGCGTTGCTTATATATGCCTTGACCTCCGGGGTTATTGCCCGGAGGTTAGCTTGCAGCTGTCTGATTACTATGTCTGCCTGCTCATCGTTCAGCTCTGATATGGACTCTTTGAGTGTGAGCTGATACACAAAGCCGTGCAGATCATCTGACTTATTTCCGTCGTCAACAAGTCCGCACTTCCGTCCGAGGCTGTAGATATATCTGCGTTTCTGCTTAATATCCATATTACACCGTTATTTTCGTTGTATCCGATACCGATATTGCACTATTGATTGCTTTGATAACTTCTTCTACCGTGTGCTTGCTTTCTATCGTATCTAATACGGTCATAAAACGCTGCCATTCAAGGCACTCTGAAAAAAGATACGCATAATCGGCGGCATCTTCCTCTGAAAAACCACCAATCGAAACGAGATTCTTACAGTCTGTAAGAAAGTTGGCACCCTTGAGCTTCTTGCGAAGTGCACTCTTTGCAGAATCGTCACACGGCAGCTGTTCAAAAAACTCGTCAACCGTCAGCTTGTGTTCCGGGACTGCTATGTCCGCAGAGTATACGCTAACAAATGTATGCTCAAGCTCCTTGCTCTTAAATGTGTACTTAGGATCAACAGTTTCCTTCACGAAATCGCCGAAGGCATCGCCCATCAGACGTTTCAGTACAGCGGGAGAGATGATTTTTACCGTCTTTGCTTCGGTATACGTTACATCGTGACCGTCGTTGTCCTCAAAGCTGCAGGTTCTTCTCTTGCTGTCACGCAGCTTGTCACCTCCGAGCTTTAAAAAGAATGCTTCAAGCTCTTTGTAGCGTATGTCGAGTGCCGCTTTCTCCTTTGATACTTTCGCCATCTCCTCGACTTTAGCGGCAATTATTTCTTTTGATACTGTCATTTTGTCACCGCCTTTGCCATAACAGCCGCACACTCAGGACATATATCTATGCCGTTATACTTTACAGCCTCTGTGCGGTTGCCGCAAAATCGGCAAACGGGAACGTGCTTACGGATATGTACATCTCCGGTCTGATCATCGACCATCAGATCCACAGCCTCGCCGGGCTGAAGACCGACATATTCGCAGAAATCCTTTGGCAGCGTTATCCCACGCTTTGATGTCAGTCGTTTGCTTTTAATCATTGCCATATAACTTTTCCTCCTGTATTTAGTTTTCTCCGCTCTGCATTTTACGGGCTTGCGACCGTTACTGTATAGTAGCTGCATTAGAGCAGGGAGCTTATACTCCCTGATTTTTATTGATTTTTCGTCTGTAGCACCCGAAGCCGATGACTGGACGCAGTTTGTTTTTACAAGTGGGATTACCGTCTTTATCGAGATATTTGTACTCACAAGAGTAACATTTCTGTGCCGTATCTCGCTTTTCACTTTCGGGTGTACGCATTTTATGTAGATTATTTGATTTCACGCTGCTTCTGACCTCTTTTCTTCTTGATTGCCGCAATCTGCGATAATTTTGCTGCATAGTGCGGATTTTTAGCGACGAACTCGCCGTACGACATACCGCATTTCATAGCTTCGGCAACTATTACCTCTATCTGTTCCATATTGCTCATTTCTTTCACCACCTTTCGTGCACTCTGTCTTTTCACGGGCTTGTGACCGTCCACGGCGACATTACACGGGAGCTTTTGCTCCCGGAGGTTATTCTGATTTGCCTTTGTTATAGCCTTTTTTATATCCACTGTTGAAGATCTTATCTGCTACTATTATGCTGAAGTACATTTTTGCAAGAATCCATCCTATGTAGAGAATTACGAGCATAAGAGGGATTATAAGCACCTCGCCGCCGATTGAGTTGTCGGGACGATCGGCAACGGCGTTTGCATAATCAATTACGCTTACGGTTGCTGTGCCGGCAAAGAAGGCAGCGGCAAGCATCAGAACATTATTTAAAAATTTTCTCATTTGTTATACCATTCCTTTTTTATCAGCTTTGTCTGTCTGTTGTGCCGGCAGACAAGAAGCATTATTGTCGGTGTATCTTTAGCTATCAACCAGTTATCCGGGTTGATGTGCGCTCGTTTCAGAAAATCGTATTGTGACCTTGTAGGTTTCTTCCCGTGCATACCGTCACCTCATCGCAACACTGCGTACATCGATACGCATGAACTTAGCCATAGCGGCAAGACCGTTAAGATGAAAGTTGCCGTTGTCATACGCTTGCGAGAACAGTCTTACCGCCCCTCTAAGTCCCGCTTCACTCTGAGCTACCTTGTGCAAAAACTCAAGCTCTTGCTCCATATGTGATGATACGAGCAACGGAAACATCAGATCAACGTCATCACGCTTGATATCGGTTGTAACGAATTTAGGTGACAGCCATTTACGGTTGTTAATCTGACGGTAGTTACGTCTTGTCTTGCCTTCAAATTTTTCTTCAATGCCATTATCGCCGACAAAGGCAACGCCGAGCGTCTGACCTTTATCGGAAAAGTAATCGGCAAAGCTACGGATAGTTTCTATTCCGTGGAACGTCAGAAGCTGTCCTTCGTCGATGATGATAACCATACCGTCATGCAACTTCTGCGCTATTGCAAGCCACAGATCGTCTGTTGACTGCGATATGGGGACATTCAGCTCAAGTGCAATCAGTTTAAGAACTGCCTTTGCTGACTTGAAACACGGATTAACAGTTATTACGATACTGTTTACTGGGTTATCTGTGTGATATTTCTGCACAGCTTTTGTTTTACCGATACCGCTGTCGCCTGTTGCTATGGCAACACCGCCTTTGATTTGGCAGGTCTTAATTGTCTGATAGATCTTCTCGGATATGCTTGTCGGTGCATAATCTACTTCGCTGTAGCTCTCTGCGCCCTCTGTCTTAGTGTCAAAATATGCGGCGAGTTTTGCAAACTGAGCATCCTTATTTCCGCTGTATGCTCCTTTTTTGAGCATCGAAATCGTTGATGCAGGTATGCCGATACGATTTGCGGCTTTGTTTGCTGAGCCCATTTCTGCCGCAAGCTCGTCAAATTTGGCGAGCAGTGAAACTTCCTTTGTCTGTTCCATGGTTTAATCATCCTTTCCGTTTTAATGCGTTTTTGTTTATCTCCTCGATGTCGATAAATACTTCATCGACATCGGAAAGCTCGGGGTTGTCCTCTTTGAACTTATCAGAAAATACCGGCTTGAATTTTGACGGCTTTTCAATTTTGAATTTTTCTTTACCTCTTTCGGCACGGTTGATAGTAGCTGTCAGGAAGTCAATAGCCTGCTCCTCTGTAAGAGAAGCTGTCAAGCCCTTCTTGTAGTCATGGACGGCGTGAGTAACAGCACGGATTATTTTTTCGCCTGCGGCTATCTCGTTAGGATCATCAGTAATATACGGTACACTCAGATCAGTTTGCAGAGTCCATGTGAAGCGATATGCGTCTGTTGCTTTGTCGTAGACACGCACCGTCTGATATTCTGCAGGATCATAGCGCACATACACCTCTTCGCCTTGGTACTTCCACGCATCTTCCGCCGAGTACCAGAGCTTTTCGCCTGCAAGCTCGATATATACGCCGTTGCGCTTGATTTTTTGATACCGGGTAGTTCTGGCAAGCAGAAGCGAAAGATCTTCGTCTTTTGCTTCTCGGAAGGTGGTATATTTGATTGATTCGTTCCAGACCTCAATTCTTGTCATGCCCTTGTACTTACGTTCTTTGCCGCCGTACTCGGAAACGTTGAAGTCACCGTCGATTAGGATTTCGAGCGCAGACCTTATCTGATCGTCCTCAGGAACTATACCGTATTTCAGCTTATATTTGAGGCTCTCCGGACGCTCTATAATAGTACCGCCGCAGAATGTTTCGACCACTCTTGAGATGTGATTTTTAAGAGTGCCAAATGTACGCTCAATAGGCTTCGCTTTAGCGTTACGGACTATTGCATTGTGCATTGTGATATCAAGTAACTGCAATATAGTCGGTGGTATATCGTCCGCATTCCATGTCTTTCGTGTTCTGTGACCTCTGCCACCTATATCGTGCGTCAGAAATTCAGAACCGTTATCAAAATACACCGATTTCGGAACGCCGAAACGCTTTATTGCATGACGAAGTGCCAAAAGGGTGCTATGCGAGTCAGGCTGTTCGGTCAAATTCCAACCGACAAGTACGCCTGACTTTGCGTCAAGAAACGCTGTAAGATACATACGATGTGTCTTCTGTGCGTTATTTTCGCAGTATGTGATGAAGTCGAAGGTGTGGTTATCGGCGATCCATACATCGTTTGCCTGCAAATCGTCATACAGTCGTTCGATGTAAGGTATGTATTTATCCGTAAATGCCTTTTCACCGTATCTCATCAGCGCAATTACCGCCTGAGGAAGCTTTTCGGCTTGCCGGCGGAAACTGCGCTCGGAAGGTATCTTATCAAGATCCTGCGGATAAAACTCTGTAACCCACTCAATCATCAGCTGATAACAGCGGGACACCGGCAATCTGCGTTCATCAAGGTAGAAATACAAAAATGCGTCAAGTATATGCTTCGGAATATCGGTGTGACCTTTATTCCATCCGCCACGCTTATCTATAAGCCCTTCAATGTCGCCGTTCTTATATGCAGCGTACTTGCGATACAGTATATCGGTGGATATATCTATCTCGGGATGCTCAAGCTGCATCTTAGCAACAAAAAGTAGATCCGTATCGGCTTTTTTGCGATTACTCTTGTTCCGGTACATCTCCCAGATCTTGAGTATCTTGATCCAGTCAGCCGCCTGCTGCCGTTCGTTTTCCGTGTACTCCTCAAATGGCTTTGAAACTGCCTTTGAACGCTGTTTTTCAACCGTTTTAGTCGGTGCTATTTCAAGTTCTTTGCGCTTGGAGTTATAGTATCGCTCACGGATTTTTTCATCCATCTGATCGATGTCAAACAGATATTCTTTGCGGTTATTTGCCGCATCGGCTTTTTCCGTAAAGGGTAACTTTCCAGTTTGGGCTAATTGCCTTATGTAACGTGGTGTGCAACCCTTTATGGTTGCAAGCTCTGCAGTGCTTATCATTGCACCCATCTTGATTAACCTCCTTTCCGACCTGCAATTAGATATTGCGGTCGCTCCCGTCAGGGAGTTACACAATATCTATGGTTCACTAAGCAACATGACCTGCCATCATCAGTACAGGGCGGTCATTCCCTGCAGACGGGCTGTTGCCCGTTTCGGCTTAATTGTGATATAATGATTGCGAGAGGGGGTGGAAATGTGAATACTCGTGACATTATATCTGTAACTCTTTATTATTTGAGCGAAATAAAAAAGGATATGGAAAAGCACAAAATAAATATTACTCAGGAAGAAATGATTGCTTATGCTGTAGCAGTTGCTTTATCCGAATATGACCGAACACTTAAAAATCAGCTTTCTGAACATGGAATTGTGCTTAAAAACCTTTTTGAGGAAAAACAGGAATACGATTTTTCTCAATATTTTGAGAAGCCTTGACGCAAGAAGCATACAGGAAATCAATAACAGTGTTTCTATCCGCAGAATAATTTTCGATTGAACTTTTCTGCTCAGTTATCGCTTCTGCGGCAATTTTATTTTGCTCGGGCATAATATTTTCCTTTCTGACCTGCCATCTTCAGTACAGGGCGGTCATTCCCTGCAGACGGAAAACCTTGCGGCTTTCCGTTTCGACAAATAAATAAGGAAAGGATCTGTAGCAAACTTCAAGCAGTTAACTCTCAGTCTGCATGTATGCTCGTCTTTCCGAGCTGTCACCGATGCAGTCTCCGCCTCTTCGGTTGAGTTCCGTTATCGTACTGCTGATTTGCAGGTGTGTCGGGGTAACCTCCTGCAATGTCTCAGTTCCATGGTAACCGCCCCTACAAACTGGGCTTGATACGCTCAAGCGGGCGGATATTGTACTTTGGCAACGTTTATCATCTCGAGCCTCCCGATCTTCCGTCGGGTAAACGCACGACCAGCCTGTGCGGTTTCATTCCGACTAATTTTTTATCCCGGATTTCCTTCCGGCGGTCGGCGGGTCTGGGCTTGATACGCTCAAGCGGGCGGCTCAGGCGAGTGAAATAAACTCGCCCTTGCAGTAATCAAATGCACCGACATAGGAGTCGTCAACAAAAACGTTGCCGACTGTATCGGTATCGGCATCTATATCAAGATTGCCTTTAGGCAGTCCGCCGTGCTTACGGTAATAGTCCGTAAGGATTCTCTTTTTATCCTTAATGCTCATTTAGATCTCCTTCCGAGTATTTCGTCTGTCGATACAGCAAAGAAATCTGCCAGACAGATCAGATTAGCGATAGACATCTGCTTGTTGCCTCGTTCCCAGCCACAGACCGCCGCAGGCGTTACGCCTATGGCATCGGCTACTTCTTCCTGCGACAGATTACGTTCCTGACGCAATCTTACGATGTTCTTAGAGTATGTCAT